TATAATGAATACTGCGGAAAATATGACTCTGACCATTATCCGGTAGTTGTAGATTTACTTTTCTAATCAAATCAATAAATCAAATGAATATAATTATATGTAGCAATTATAATTATATTTATAAAATATTTATTAGTGTCTATATCTTCGTTTTAAGTATTTTTTAGTTTTTTTATTTTTATTATATTTTCTAGTTTTTCTTTTAATTTGTTTCTTGGTTTTTTTACCACCAGAAATTCTTTGTTTTTTTGAAACTCTTTCTTCGTCTTCGTCATTTACAACATCCTTAATTAACGGATATGTATATTTTATGGGTTTAGGTGCGGTTTCTCTCTTCTTATTAACTGGTAACTCTAATCCATTCTTAATTGAATTATATAATTCGTCTATTTTTGTTTGATCTAAATAACGCGTATATATTTCATTAAACTTATCTTTTAGATCATATTTAACTAATTTTCTAACAAATGAACCTGAAAAAGAACTCCCAACAGGCATAGATTTGATATCGATTGTTGCTAGTTGTTCTGGTGATAAATTTTTATAGGTTCCCATATTTGATCTTCCAAGAATTTTTTTATCTATTGACACGACATTATCTTTTTTATAAAAATAAATATCAGCGATACTATCAACTATATCTCCTCTATCATCCCCTATAACAACAAATAAATTTATGTCTTGAACATTTTTAAGTGAATATATTAGTTGTCCTATTACAGTAAATGGTGTTGCTCGTGGAACATCAGGAACACATATACTTATAACGTTCATATTATTTAATTTTTGTATTTTTTCTTCTTTTTCAGCGCCACTAATGTTAGTGTCATTTTGAACTTCACTTATCATTTCTCTAATCAGAGAATATGTCATTGAATCTATTGTAGTTTTATCTGCTCCTAAAATATTGATTTTTTCAGAACAAGGTATTGGATTTTCATTGTTGTCATTTGTTTTAGAGAGAATAACATAAACGTGGTCTATATTTTTATTTAAAGCTTCTTTAATTAATTCACTAATAACATATAAGTGTCCAGGCGTTGGTGGATTCATTCGCGCTACAGTAAAAAAAATTGTATTGTCGTTTCTGTAATTTATGTTCATATATATTATAAAATATAATTACTTATTATTTATAAAATTCTTTGTTTGGTCTAACCAAATTTCTAAAACCTTATTGTCTTGATATATATCACAATTTCCATTTAAAACCAATTGTTTATTACAAACGCAATTAATTGAGAGCGGATCTAACATTTTTTCATGATACTCTGAGCATAAATTTAAATAATCTAATGGGATTTTATCTTCTCCTTCTCTAGACCTTTTACTTATTCTTTCATAACAAATATCAGGATTAGTTTTAACATATATAATTTTGTCAACAGGATAATCTTGTGAAAATGTTTCAAACCAATTTAAATATATTTGGTAATTAACGTGTTCAATCTTGCCCAAATCATATAACATTTTTGCAAATACCATTTTATCAGTATATAAACTTCTCTCTGTAATTATAATTATTTTTTTTTTATATTTTGTTTGCGAATATTTTTTATTTAATGAAGTTATGGTATCTTTTATTAGTTTTAATCTTGAAATATATGCCATCATTTGGAAGGAAAATGAATATTTTTCTTGATCAGCGTAGAATTTTTCTAGAATTGTAACCCCATTTTCATCTTTTATTTGTGCCCACTCTTCAACAGGTTCTTTTAGAAATATTATATTATCATCATTATTGAAATACTTTTTTAAATTGCTTAACAATGTAGACTTGCCAGAACCGATATTGCCTTCAATTGAAACTATTTCGAACGTTAGTGACATTTTTATTATGTAATATATTTATATATTTATTATTAATTTCAATTTTATTTTATTTTATATTTTTAATATTTAATTAAAATTTGAGTTAATTATCTTGTTTTTTTTTAATAATATAACTTATGAATATTATTTCAGTTTTTGCTGGAAGGAGAACTAATATCGATATTTTAAGAAAATATCTTGAAAAAGCGTTACAATTAAAAATAATAAATGAAGTTCATTTTTGGAATAATACGAGAAATGTAGATGATGAAAAATATTTAAAAACAATAAGTAATTTAAAAAGAACATCGTCTTTTGGTAGTGGTAATTATATTTTAATTAGTCCACTAATTTTAAATAATTCTTTTGAATTAACAGTAAAAGCAACTAATGACATACATATTAAGATAACGAATATAAGTGTAGATTATGAAATTGTGTTGGGTGGTTGGAATAATACAAAATCTGTTATTAGAGAGAATAATAATGATATTTTAAGTTTATTACAAAATAGAATAGCTGACGGGAATAATTACAATAAGTTTCTAATAAAAATAAACGACGATACACTGAATGTAATTAAAAACGAAAAATTAATAATGTCTCAAAAAATTACAAATAATTTTAACATAAAAAAAATATACTTTAAAACGGGTCATAATTCAGTTGGAGATTTAATATATGAACCTGTAAAAAATAAAGGATTTTATTTTATGGATACTTGCGAAAAAAGTTGGAAAAATTACTATAATCATTATAATGATAAACAGTTTGAAAATGACATTATAATAAAATGCGACGACGATATAGTTTTTATGGATTTGTATAAATTACCAAAATTTATAGAGTTTGTTAAAAATAATGAATATGACCTGGTTTTTGCGAATACAATTAATAATGGAGTTTCTGCTTATTTTCAACAAAATAAATATAACTTAATACCAAAAGATTTAATGGATTTAGAACAACCTTATGAAGGTCTATTTGGTAGTTTATGGGAAAGTGGTAGAAAGGGTGAAATTTTACACGATTATTTTATTGAAAACCATAAAAAGTTTTTAGATTATGAATATAATAATGAAATTATACCAATATCAAGTAGATTTAGTATTAATTTTTTTGGATATAAAGGGAGAAAATGGTATAAGATAGCAGATTCATTTGAAGATGATGAATATAATTTAACGGTTGATTACGTAAGACATAAACATTTTAAAAATATATTATATTCTGATTTTTATGTTTCGCATTTATCTTTTTTTAAGCAGATTTCAACAGGAATTGATTTAGAGTATTTGACAGATAAATATAATCAATTATATAATACAATAGAAGAAAATGGACGATTTTATAAAAAAAATTAAAATAAAAAATTGAAATAAAAAATAGATTTAAAGGAAAGAGCATAATTAGTTAATTACACCAATAATAATGGATTTAAATCAAAGAAAGTTGAACAAGTCTGAATGGAGTTCTATTGAAATTCCTGTTGTGAAACAAGAAATTGATGTATTGAATATGATAATTAAAGGTTATGATGATGTGAATATCAGAATTAATAACAATAATTCTATATTTACATTTTTAAAAATAGAATATAATGAGAAAATAGAGGATTACATATTTAATAAATATTTGAGAAATGTAGTTGATAAAGTTGAGGTATATTTAAAGCAATATTTTAACACATATAAACCAATGAAAATAGAAAGTTTAGTAAAATTGAATTCAATTGATAGGTTAAGATTAGACAGATTTGACGAGTTATCTCTTATGAAAAATGAGATTTATGAATTTGTTGTATTAAATCAAATTGAGAAAATTACAGAAAATTTCAACAAATCAGAGAAATTATTCCATTTTCATTATTTTACGCTATACAAATTAATTAGAAATAATGTTATAAGATTAAATCGTCATTTAATTGAATTAACAAATAGAATATTAGTTTTATTTGAAGATTCTATCAAAAAAGATATAATTATTGAAAATGCGTATGATTTCATTGAGAGAAATGTAAATTTATTAAAATACTCTGATTTGATGTTATATGAGCATCAGAAAGAAATCTTTACTGTTTGTAAAAACTCTAACTCTAAACTCGTGTTATATATGGCGCCAACTGGAACAGGAAAAACTTTAACGCCAATAGCGTTATCTGAAAAACATAAAATAATATTTGTATGCGCTGCTCGACATGTTGGATTAGCGTTAGCCAGATCCGCTATTTCTGTAAATAAAAAAGTTGCTTTTGCGTTCGGGTGTGCAAGCGCGGATGATATTAGATTACACTATTTCGCTGCGAAAGAATTTACAACAAATAGACGTACCGGTGGAATAGGAAAAGTAGATAACAGTGTTGGTGATAAGGTTGAAATAATGATATGTGATATTAAATCTTATTTACCAGCAATGTATTATATGCTAGCGTTCTTTTCGGCAGAGGATATTATTATGTATTGGGATGAACCAACCATTACATTAGATTATGATGAACATGAATTTCATAAGACAATCAGAAAAAATTGGAAAAAAAATATTATTCCTAATGTAGTATTATCTTCAGCAACTTTACCTAAATTAAAAGAACTAACGGAGACTATTAGTGATTTTCAAAATAAGTTTCCAAATTCTGATATTTATAATATAGTTAGTCATGATTGTAAAAAATCAATACCAATTATAAACAAAGACGGATTTGTTATATTGCCCCATTATTTAGATGAAAACTATAACAATATATTAAAAATAGCGGAACATTGTACGGACTATCTGACCCTTTTACGTTATTTTGATTTAAAAGAGGTTGTTGAATTTATAACTTATGTTAACACTAATAATTTAGTTAAGTCAAAAATAAGTGTAGACAGATATTTTGATAATTTAGATGATTTTAACATGAAAAATATAAAAATGTATTATATAGAAATATTAAAAAATATATTACCTGGTAAATGGGAAACAATTTATGAATGTTTTAAAAATATAAGAAATCCGAGAATTATAGAGAATAATACAATTGACCCAAAAGGCGTTAGAATTACAAGATTTAATAGTCATAATCCTAGCAACTTTACTAATATGAATGGGAAACCATTGACTAGACTATCAAGCGAACAAAATTATAAAAAAGATAATTCGTTTTTAAAGGTAGGAACATCTGGAGTATACGTTACGACAAAAGACGCTTATACTCTTACGGACGGTCCTACAATATTTATATCAAACGATGTAGAAAAAATTGCGAAATTTTGTATTCAACAAGCAAATATTCCTGCAATAGTAATGGATGAAATTATGAAAAAAATAGAATATAATAATATTATAAACGAGAGAATTAATTTATTAGAATCAGAGGTTGATGAAATTAAAGAAGGGATTGATAAAAAAGTAAAAAATGATATTCCATATAGTAGAAATAAATCTAATAAAGACCCTAAAAAAGTAAGTAAAGATATTCCTCCTGAATTTGAAAATAAGGGTTCTTTGTTTAAATTAAATGAAGAGATAAATACATTAAAAGGTATGATTAAACCCGCATGTTTAAATGATGGGTTTATTCCCAATCGTAAAATTCACTTAGATAAATGGGCAGAAGGATTAGACGTTAAAAATGCTTTTACCAGTAATGTTGATGAACAATTAGTTAATGATATAATGGCGTTAAATGGAATTGCTGATAGTTGGAAAATTTTATTGATGATGGGAATAGGAGTTTTTATTAATCACGATAATATTGCTTATACCGAAATTATGAAAAAATTAGCGGATGAACAAAAATTATATTTAATCATATCTTCTAGTGATTATATTTATGGAACAAATTATCAGTTTTGCCATGGATTTCTAAGTAAAGATTTAAATTTAACACAGGAAAAAATTATTCAAGCAATGGGACGCATTGGTAGAAATAATATTCAACAAACATATACAGTTCGTTTTAGAGATGATGAACAAATATTCAAACTATTTACATCTGAAACAGAAAAACCTGAAATAATTAATATGAATATATTATTTAATAGTAACAATGTTAAATATGAAAATGGTGAATATATTGAAATGAGTGAAAATGAAAGTGATAATGATGATAATAATGAACAAGAATTATAATAAAAAGATTTTGTTAATATGATTTATATCGAATAAAAAATATTAAAATTTATAAAACATTAAAATTATAAAAATATAAAAATTTATACTTTATATTTTTTATTTTACACCATTGAATATTTATTGTTAATATGGAAAACGTAAATAGTCATCACTCATAATAAATGTTCCTCTAATTACAGGACGAATATAAAATGATATATAATTAAATTTATCTCCGTATTTTTCTTCTAATGTCATTTCACATGGTTCTAATTTTGGACTCATTTCATTTCCTGCTTCTACAACTTCAATATCATAATAGTTATTAATATATTCTCTTGTTTTAATTTTTAATTCAGTTATTAAATTACTTATTGTTTTACATGATTCAATTTCTATTGAATGTACATGACTTCTATAAACTACTTTATAATTAAACTTCATAACTCTAAAAGTTGATGTCATTTTTATCTTTCTTATATTTATTATTTAATAAATTATTTTTATTTCAATTTTTTATATAATAAAATTTTTTATAATATTTGCTTTTATTTATAGAATATTTTATATGAACTAAATCATCCAATTTATTTTTAAGAAAACATCGGTATATTTGTTTATAATGAACATCCATAATATATAATCCTTTGAATAATCCTAAAAACATAGAAAGTGTATCCTCTTTATTTTCTTTCATTGATGTAGTCCAATTCCCATAACCAAATAAATCAAATATTATTGATGGGTGTAATTCTCCATTATGTTCAAAATAATTATACAATGCTTTTGATGATGTCATTTAGGTTTAGATTTATAATTATATAATATTATTATTTTTAACTCAATTTTATTAATAAATTGGCGTTTTAAATTGGCGTTTTAAATGTCCAAAGGTGTAATACTAAAAATCAATAATGTAATATAACTTAAACATTTTCAATTAATTGTATGTTATATTTTGTGTTAATTTTTTCTTTAAATATTTGTAATTGTTCTTGTAAATCATATTCTTCTGGTAAAACCATTTTTAAGTTCAAACGATTTCCATCAACACGTTTTTCAAATACTAAATGAGGTTTCTCTCTAAAAATTAATAATGAAATATATTTTGGCAATTGAATTCCTTCTTTTTTAGGATAAATATTATTCTCTAGATCATCTACAACTTTATTAGCTTGTTTTAACTTATCTTGAATAGAAACTTTTTCGGATTTAGTTGTGCACCAAGGTTTATCTAGTTTAGGATGTTCAACTCTAAAAAATTCTCTTTCCTTTTTATTGTTATTATTATAAATTTCACGATTATAGTAAACATATTTTTTAAACATATCATAAGATATTCCATCTGGTAATTCTTTTTTACTAGTTCTTTCCTTTAGTGTTCCTGGCAAAATACCCTTTGTATTATTTAATTGTTCCTCTTGCGTTGCAATTCTTAAATTTTCTATTGTATTATTTAATGGATTTCTATCAATATGGTCTATGCTAATATTTTTAGTTCCTCTGCCATTTCCATAACAATTCATTATAATTTGATGAATATAATAAATTTTTCCATCAAAAGAATTATGTGTTTGTATATATCCATTCGCACATTTATACCAAGTTAATTTTTTGTTAATTGTTTTTTCGTATTCTAATATTTTTTTATAACTTTCAGGACACAATTTACATAATGTATCTTTTTCACAATACATTAATAAATACTCTTGATTATCGTCTTTAATTGTCCATAAACAATTTTTAATTTTATAAGCTTGTTGACCTAATGTAGCATAATGCCCAGGAATATAATCAATAATATTATATTTATTTACTATTTCTTGATATATTTTTGGATAACAAATAACATTATCTCTTCTTAAATCATACCTATTATTATTTTTAAATATATATATATATTCTTCAGAATTAAAATGAAATAAATATTCTAATATATTTATCTCTTTATTATTTTCCTTATAATATGGATATGTATGATTTGTATCAAGTTTAAATGTTTTAGTAAAATTGTCTCTAATTTCAATAAAATCATCATTATCAATGATAAATTCATATTTTCCATAATGAAGAAAACAATAATCGCAATTAACACAATAAGAAGGTTTATTTCTTAGCCGTTCCACAAATTTTTGTGAGGTTGTGAGTTGGTTCATATTATAATTATATAATATGAAATGTCTTTAAGTTGTTTTATAGAATAATATATATTTTTATATATTTCCTTAGTTACTGTACGCGAGACCACCCATACCACTCATAATTCTTAAAACATTATAGTTGGTAGCGTAAACACGAACCTTAGCAGTCTTAGTTCCTTCAACAGTAGCGTTAGACAAGACCAATTGAAGAGTGGCGTTATCAATTCTGGAGAAGTTGCACGTACCACTTGGTTGGTGTTCCTCAGGACGAAGAGCAAATGAGTAAACATTGATACCTTCATCAGGTGCTCTAGTGTGAGCTTGGTAAGGTTGGACCCAAGAGAAGTAAGAACCTTCACGCTCAGAGAAGCGGTCTTGTCCGTTCAATTGGAGTTTAGCAGTGACAACAGGGTTTTGACCCCAGCAGTGCATGTCCAAAGAGGTCTCAGTGAGGACAAAGGTACCAGCGTCAGAGACACCAGAGTTCTCAAGGTGTCCAGAACTAGTTCCGCTTGACAAGAGAGCCGCAATCTCAGCAGGAGTTCCAACAGGAACAGGGGTAGGAACACCACCAAGGTTAGCTTCATTATAAGGGTTGGCAGGTCCATGCCAGTATCCAGTGAAACCAGCACCAGGCGCATAATCAAGAGCACCAGCGTCTTGGAAAAGACCATGAGCATCAATAAAAGCGCGGGAATCAGCAGCGATAGAGGCAGGACCTCCGAAAGCGTGAACAGCGTTAGGAAGAGCATCGATGGCATCAGTGTAGTTGAAAGGTTGAGCACCTAGAACCTTGAACAAGAGAGCATCACAAGTTAAGGAAGAGCAGTAGTCAACGTTTTGATCAGGTTGAACAACCCAAATGAGTTCCTTAACAGGGTGGTTGAAGTTAAGTTTAATCTTGTTGCTGGAAGAACCAACAGACTCGTCACCAGTGAATTGGAGTTGAGTAATCAAGTATTCATGAGGGTTTTGGGCCATTCTTCTGCGTTCATCAGTGTCAAGGAAGACATAATCAACATAGAGAGAAGCTGCGACCAAAGATTGGTTGTAAGCAATGGTAGCAGGAACAGGACGACCAACAGAGTATTGGTTTGCTTGACCTCCATAAGGATTGGAGTTACAGTTCAAGGTAGTAACTGCCCACAAGCATTCATCAATAGGTCTGATATCAAGGTTAATCTTGACCTCGTGATATTGAAGAGCAATCAAAGGAAGAGCAAGTCCAGGGTTGGTACAGAACCAGAATTGAAGAGGAACGTACAAAGTGGTCTCAGGAAGAGCATTGCGAGGAGCGCAAACTTGACGAGGTGCCAAACTATCACAAGGGGATTCAACATCCGAGAAAGAAGGATCAGTGATGAAGGTAAGTTGAGTGGTGTTACCAATCATCTTGAAGTATCCACGTTGTTGTTCAGAAGTCATGGTAAGTTGGTTCCAAATGTGCATCCAATCACCATATTGACGATCAATTCTTTGACCACCAATTTCAACTTCAACTTGAGCAATCAATTGCTCACCAGGGAAATCTAACCAACGGGCATAAACACCGGTATTTTGACCAGTGCTGTAGTTTCCAAGACCCATAAGTTGGTTGATCTCAGGAAGAGTGACTTGTAAGTAAGTTCTATAAGCCAAATCTCCATTTCTGCTGATAACACATTGGACTCTGCGTCCGAAATCAGCTTGACCATTGAATGTTTGTTCGATCGATTCAATAGCGAAGTTAGTGTATCTACGATAAGTTACTTTCCAAAAAGTAATTTGAGGATTTCCTGTACAATTCCTCTACCTCAACTTTCGCTGAGGATTAGACTATATCTTAAAAAGAATTATATTTTTTCATTGCTAATTCTAAATTTAAAATAAATTCTTCCGAAAACCATTTAGTCGTTGAACCTTCTTCTTTAAACTTTTCTAATTTTTTTAAAATACTATTTACCTGTATTAAGTCAATTTGTTGTTTTTTAGTTGAATTGTATTTTACCGTTACTGGAATTAAATTTGACCAATTCCAACATTGCAATTTTTCTGTTTCATTAGTTAGGTCAAACTTAGATACAGGTATAATATGATCTATCGACCAATATAACCCATAATTATCCCAATTCATTTCATCAGTAAAATTAAATTCAAACCATTCCCTCAAATATTGTATATTACAACCAATATAATTCATTGTTGTGTCTGTTTTTGTTAAAACATTTCTTAAACGAGCAGCGATTGACTTTTTAATGCGATAATTTGGATTTTTTAAACTTTCTTTTTTACACCATTCAGTCTTTTGTTGTGTTAAAAATCCAGGATAACATGTTAGACATATGCGTCTTTTATAAAATTTTTTTAGTTTAGCAAATTCAAATAATTTTTTTGTCTGATTACATAACTCGCAAACTATAAGAGTTTCTAACCGTTTTACCCTAGCATTTTTTTTTAATACTTTATCTCGTTCATTTGCACATTTTTTACATGTGTTATGATTACAGTTTCTGTAATTAGTAACAGGTTGTTCTATATGACATTTTTTACAAATTTTATTATCCATATGAGTAATATAGTATTTTTTTTATATTGTTTTAAGTTAAAGAAGTTTGGATGCTCATTGCCCATTTCAATTAAATATAATATCTAATATCATCTTATTCATTGTTACTATACCCAAGTTTTTTCTCTTGGCCACAACTTTCTCACAAAAATTGCTTAGTAGAATAAGTTTTAGGGGTTTCAAGCAGTTTGATTTTCTCACTAGGGTTTTTCAAATTAAACATTGTCTAATTTCCCTAATTAATGTCAGTGGTTCTAAAGAATCCACAAAGGGGGTTATTGAATATCTTATTTTTTCGATATTCCCCGACATTTTTCTACCCTACAGGTTTTTAAGGTAAACATCTTGAGCTCCATAAGCGACTAGTTGCATTAATCCGCCTCCCATTTTATACTATTGCTAAAGAAAAAAAAATTTTTAAAATTAAATTAATTAATTTAAATTAATTTAATTATTTCACTTTAAGAATCATAATATTAAAAAATTACTTGTTTATTAATTTATTCAAATCTAAATTGGTGTTCATAAATTTCAATAAATAGGAATCTTCTAGTATTTCTTTTTTTCCCTCGTGATTTTTAGAAAAAACATAAGAGTCTCCACGTTTTTTTACACTCCATCCTTGCTCAATAGAATTATAAAGTAAAAGCATTTTTTGAAATTTAATAATATCTACTTTATAGTTTTCACTTTCTAAATCTTTTAAAGTATCTAAATTAATTTTTATATCCATTAAATTACAGTTAGAAAACTAATGTCATGTTTTAACTTAACTATTTAATATAATTTTTTGTGATTGTTTCCTGTAATATTTTGTATAATGTTTTTCTTCATTATCTAATTTATTTAAATTTGTTTTTATTATTTCACCATTTATGTTAGAATAATAAATATTTTGTATTTTATATCCTTTTTTTATCGGTTGTAATTTCATCGTTTCGATACATTTGGCACACGGTTTACTAGATTGAATTTTATTTTTTCCTGATATTCTAATAACTAATAAATTAATCGCTTCTAAACGTTTTTTATTTTTTAAAGAAGGTAATTTATTTATAGCGTCCTGTTCTGCATGAATCCCCGGAATATTTCTCTCTACATCTCCTTCTTTATTGAATCCAAAACAAATTATTCTAACTTTCTTAAGATGTCCCTCATCTTTATAAAATAATGATGCGTGATTAAAATCACCACAAATACAATTATGTATATTTTCTACACCTTTCTCATAATTATTTATATCTACATTAATAGGTAAACAAAATCTTTTAATAAACATTTTATCTAGTAAAGTATTCATTTAAGCAATATCTTTTAATAATTCTTTGTGATTTGTTATTTTAATGTTTTTAAATTCAATTTTTTATTAATTAATAAAATATATTTTAAAAATATTATTAATTAAATAAATTTTTTTAATATTTAAAAGGAAATACTATGCCTAGCTTTAAACCAAAATCTAGCAAAAAAATAAAATACAATAAAAAATCTTCCGTAACTCTTGATACCAAACATAATGAAATATTAAACGAAATTGATAAGGATGAGAATGATATTATACCTGAACTTAAATTAGAACGTCAGGAACTCAAACAAACTCTCAAAAAAGAATTTGATAATTTAACTGTTGAACAGAGATTAGATTATGAAGATAAAATTAATGAATTGACAATTAAAATTAGAGAGATCAAATCTAAAAAAAAAGACTATTATCTTGATAATTCTAAATTTATTTTTGAGTATTTTGAAAATAAAAAGAACATATCTTCTGGCGCTAAAATTCAAAATGTTTCAAATAAAAATAAAATAGTAAATTCTTTTTTTAAAATTAAAGATGAATTTGAAGATGATAATAATATATTATTACAACAAAACAACAACAATATTGTTCAAAAATATCTTAGCAATATTGATGACGGATTTTTAGATGTTAATTCTTTTGTATATCAAACTGATATATGTAAAATTTGTCATAAAGGAGAACTTATACCTCTTGAAGATGAAGGCATATTAGTTTGTAATAATTGTTCAAGAAGCATACCTTATCTTATTGAAAATGAAAAACCATCTTATAAAGAACCACCTAAAGAAGTATGTTTTTACGCTTATAAACGAATTAATCATTTTAAAGAAATATTGGCGCAGTTTCAAGGAAAAGAAACAACACAGATTCCACCGGATGTCATCGAAAATATTAAAATACAAATTAAAAAAGAGAGAATACATATTAATCAAATTACAAATCAAAAAACAAAAGAAATTTTAAAAAAACTTGGATACAATAAATATTACGAACATATTCCTTTTATTAAAGATAAATTGGGAATTAAACCACCCATTATGTCGCCTGAACTTGAAGAAACTCTATGTAATTTATTTATTGAACTTCAAGCGCCATATTCTAAGTTTTGCCCTGACGATAGAGTTAATTTTTTAAATTATTATTACACAGCGTATAAACTTTGTGAATTACTTGGAGAAGAACAATATTTACAAGATTTTCCTATGCTCAAAGATAGAGAGAAAAGAATCGAACAAGATGTTATATGGAGAAAAATTTGTGAAGAATTAGATTGGGAATTTATACCAACTATCTAATTTGGTCTATATGGAAATAACTCTAATTCTCTAGTATTATAAATTGAATAATTAGGATCATTACAATTTGCACCTACACCTGTGCCATATAATGAACCACCTTTTTGTTTTCTCGTTCTTTTATTTTTACGATTTCTATGAGTTTTACGGATTTTACGACTCTTAAATTTTTTGTATTTACGAACTTTTACCATGTATAAAATATGTGTATATTTAAATAATTGTTTCTAAAATATTTCCTTTATTGTCAAAAATCCATATTTCATATTTATATCCTAAATTTTTTGCGCTTTCCTGTTTTTCTAATACAAAATTTTTTTCCTTATGCGTCCAAATTGATTTTACTTCAATACATCTATTTTGAGATTTAATGTAGAAATCTACAAAGTGTCTTCTTTTTTTACCATTTTTGTCATGAAACCATATTTCAGGCACATCTTTTCGATTGTTAATTATATCCTCTTCACAAACCTTTTCAATAAGTAATAAATGGTCTAACATAAAATTTTCATAACCTTGATAATTTACTATTTTACCTGAGGGCATTTCATAGGATTTTATTTTATAAGCATTTGTAAACATTTTTTCTGATACAATAGGATTTTGCGAGTGATGATGAACTCCATATTTTTCTAAATTTGTTTTTATTATTTTATTTTTAAAATCTTCTGACTGTGAATAATGTTTATAACCGTAATTTTTTAAATTTGTATTACATGTTTTATTTCTAACTTCTATATTTTGTTGAGGATTTTCTGCTCCATACCTTTCTAAATTTGTTTGCTTTATTTTTTCTCTAATTTCAGGACTTTGTAAAACATGTTCAACATTATATTTTTCTAAACTTTTGCGTTTTTTTTCTTCTTTAATGGTTTCTAATTTTGATACATGTTCTACTCCATATCTTTCAAAAGTAGTTATTTTAATTTTCTCTCTAATTTCAGGAGATTTAAGTACTGAATCAACTCCAAAATTTTTTTGGTTAGTTTCTCTAATTTTTCTTTTTCCAATTTCTTTTCTACATTCTGAGCAGAACGCATCTAACTTTACGAGTTCGCGAAATGTATTTTTAAATATATTTTTACATTGTTTATTTTTACATAAACAAGATAATATAGAATCTCTATTTATAAATTTATTGGAATAATCATCTAATAAAATAATATTATTAGTATTACAATAATTTAATAATCTATTTAGATCCCATTTTACAATAGCGGTTTTTATTTTATTGCTAGTAATAGATTTAATACAATCAGTACAATATGCGCCAGTCTTTACCATCTGCCTAAAAGTTTTTTTAAATATATTTTTACATTGGTTAATACATATACCTTCTATATAATCTTCTCTACATATTTTAGTTTCATAATCTTCCAATAATATTATATTATTGGTTTTACAGTAATCTTTAAGCGTCTCATTGTTATACAACATATTTAAAAATTAAATAATTTTAATGATTAATTTTTAAATCAATTTTATTTTTAATTACCATTTACATACCTGAAGGCCAGCCCACAATTTTAGCACCTATACCAAAACCAGCTCCAGATCTAGCAGATACACCCATAGATGGTACATAAGTATCTAGAATACTGAAAGTGGCGGCGGCAGTTAGAGCAATCAATACAATTTCCTCAATATTTAGAGAACGTTTAGGAATAGCGTAGGCAGCGATGGCAACCATTAGACCTTCAACGAGATATTTAATGATTCTCTTAATAAGTTCAGCGACGTTTATAATTCCGTTCATTATAATAAATAAAAAGAAAAAAATAATATATAATGCGATAAAAAACTTAAAAATTAATAAATAAATATACTAAAATGGATCGTTCTAAAGATAAGA